AAACAAAAGTCAGAAAAAAATTATTAGAAAGTGTAAGTGGTTCTAATCCTAGTGTCAGTAGATTAAATGATACTATGAGAGTGATGTATAAAAACAAAACACTTGTAGGTGTATCACTCAAAGCTGTTTCAGGTAAGACTGCTAAATGGGAAAATGTAAATACAGTTTCTAACATACCTCAATCTGAACAACTTAAATTAAAAAGTGTCAGAATGGATTTTACAAATAAAACTGATGGTACATTAGGTACCTCTGATACGGTAATTACAGTTATGGCTGGCCAATCAGGAGCTAAGTTTCAGTTAAGACAAAACTCAAAAGGTTTTAATAACTTAAAGTTTGAACCAACAAAGATAGGTGCTACTTCAGCCAGACTAGGTAAAGTACCACTAGATATGTTAGCACGATTGTTACCAGAATATAAGATTACCAATTTTAAAAACAACTGGCGATTATACCCACAAACCGCTGGTGAGTTTAAAGATGTACAAAAGATATATTCAGATAGATTCAAAGCAATCAATGGTGATGTGGATACTGGTATTACAAATACACAGTTTATTGAGAGTATGACCAAGTCATTTAAATCAGCTGACCAGAATAATGGTGTATCAACATCTAAATTACAGCAGTTAGATTTTGTATATTATATTATGCAGATAAGAATGAGTGAAAGAAACGAATTATTGACTAATATGTTGTACCTGGCAGAGAAAAAAGGCGCTCAATTTGCACCTTTTGGCAAACTTTATTAAAAAAAGTGCTTGCCATGACCAGCGGAATATGTTATAATACCAGTATTAAATCGTATAAATAGTTGTATGATTTGTTAATGGGTTTTTGAGTATTATATAAATGGATAAATTGGAGAACAAAAATGTTTAGTTTCAAAGGGTTTTTTACCCAGGAAAAGAATACACACCTAGAACACCTAGAGGACGATATAATTAATCGTGGCTCACAAGGTGGTGTAAACGCAATCAACTTCCTAAATTCAGTCAGAAATATGCTAGCCGGCAATGTCGGTGGTAAATTAAATATGTCTGTTAAATGGGATGGTGCACCTGCTGTATTTTGTGGTACTAATCCAGAAAACGGCAAATTCTTTGTCGGAACTAAATCAGTATTCAACGCAACTCCTAAAATCAACTATACACCAAACGATATAAGAAAAAATCATGGTGGTGAACTCGCTAACAAATTACAAGTGTGTTTGAGAGAACTGCCAAAATTGGGGTTAGATGGTATTTACCAAGGAGATTTACTTTTTACTAGAGGTGATTTAAAAGCCGTTGCCATTGACGGTGAAAAAATGATTACCTTTACACCTAATACAATCACTTATGCTGTACCATCAGATAGTGATATTGCTAGAAGAATAGCCAGAGCAAAATTAGGTATAGTGTTTCACACAAAGTATTCTGGTAAAACAATGTCATCATTAACTGCCGGTTTTGGCAGTATCAAAGGTCAAGGTCCTGCTTCAGTATTTTTAGCTTCAGCAGCCTTTACAGATACATCTGGTTCAGCAACATTTAATAAATCTGAACTTGCAAAATTTGACGCATTAATAAGAATGGCTCAAGGGTCATTATCAAAAGCAAAACCTATGTTAGATGAAATGTCTAAATCATCTATGAGTGACCAACTATCAGTTGGTTATAGATTAAAAACATTTTTCAATTCTTATATTAGAAACTCTAAACAAGGTATGGATAAAGTTGCAGTAATGCAAAAATCATTTAGAGATTACTATGAGAGTTTTATTCAAGCAGAAATAGATTCAAAGAAAACACCAAAAGGTAAAGAATAGTATATCAAAGCAAAAGAAGACGGTTTAAGATTTATTGATAGAAACAAAACTGCTTTATATTTTGCAATTGCAAGTCATATTAGTTTAGCAAATTGTAAGAACTCTTTGATATCAAAATTAAATCAAGTACAAAGTATTGGTCACTTTTTACGAACACCTAATGGTTATAAAGTAACAGCGCCTGAGGGTTTTGTTGCAGTTGACAGAGTTGCAGGTGCAATCAAACTAGTAGATAGATTAGAATTTAGTAGAGCAAACTTTACAATTGCTAAAGATTGGGTAAAAGGATAATGTATTACAGAGTAGAAAGTTTTAAACAATACTTCTTTGAAGCAATCAACGGACCTAAAATCATTATGATTGGTGGACCAGGTTCTGGTAAATCAACATACTCAGAAATCATTACAAAAGAACTAGGCATTCCACATATCTACACAGGTCAAATGTTAAGAGCAATCTCAAAACAAAACACCGAAGATGGTAGAACTGTTAAAAAATTATTAGACCAAGGTAAGTTTGCACCAACACCATTGACAATTAAAATTGTTAAACAAAGATTAGAAAAACCAGACGCACAAAAAGGTTATATCTTTGATGGTTTTCCTAGAAGTGTTGAACAAGCTGAGATGATGGAAGAACAAGGTATTGAATATGACTATGTTGTAAACCTTGTGGTGTCCGAAGAAGAAATCATTAAAAGGTTAACTGCCAGAGGTAGAGAAGATGACAAACCAGATATTATTAAAAAGAGATTAGCAACATATGAAAAAGAAACAAGACCTCTATTAGACTACTATGGTGATGAAGTCATAAATATTAAAGCAGAGGGTAGTACACCTGAAGCAATATCAAAAGAAATAATTAAGAAAGTACAATGAAAAAATTTGACGACATAAGATTTCAAGACTTACAAGAGGGGTTATATGACCCTAACATCTTCAAGGCATTTTTCCTTGCAGGTGGACCTGGTTCAGGTAAATCATTTGTTACAAACAATGCATTTGGTGGTACAGGTTTAAAAACTATCAACTCAGATACCGCATTTGAAAGGTCATTAAAGAAAAATGGTCTATCACTAAAAATGCCTGAAGACGAGGCAGAAGCTAGAGATATTATTAGAGATAGAGCAAAGGCTACGACTGGTAATCAATTAGACTTGTCAATCAAAGGTAGATTAGGTTTAGTTATTGACGGTACAGGTAGAGATTACGATAAGATTAAAGAACAAAAGGCATTGTTAGACCTATTAGGTTATGATTGTTACATGGTGTTTGTTAACACAAGTTTAGAAGTTGCATTAGAAAGAAACTCTAAAAGAGAAAGAAGTGTACCAGAATATATTACTAGAAAATCTTGGACACAAGTACAATCTAATATTGGTAAATTTCAAAATACTTTTGGTATGAGCAACATGATTATCATTGACAACAGTAAAGATGATAAAGAACTTACAACTGTAGTTATGAACAAATGTAGTAAAGCTGTTAGAAGATTATTAGGTAATAAGATTAAGTCATACACAGCAAAAAGATGGATGGCAACAGAGAGAAAATTAAAAAGAAGATGAAAACATTTAAAGAAAGTATCATAGATATACCTAGAAAAACATATGCTAAGGCTGTGTTTGATGACGCTGATACTAACAACCCTAAAATCAAACCTAGTGTTAAAGCATTAATTGATAAACAAATAGAGATGTTTGAAGAAGAATATCCTGTTGTTAAGGTTGGTCTTATCGGTTCTATTCTTACAAAAAGATATAGAGCAGACGCAGATTTAGATTTAAATGTATTGTTTAAAGTACCACAAGATAAGAGAGAAGAAGAAAGAGTTAGACTATCTAAAAAGTATTTGTCGACCACTTCTCCTGATAGTATTCAAGGTAAGAATATACCTGGTACACAACACCCTATTAACTTTTATTTTATTACAGACATCAAAACTTATAATGACCAAGAGAAAAAGGCAGACGCAGTATTTGATATCGAAAACAATAAGTTTATTAAAAGACCAGACGATTTTACCTTTGACAAATCAATATATATAAAAGACTTTGAAAGAAAAGTACAAGAAATAGATGTTGTCAAGGGCGAACTAAAAAGAGATATCATTGACTATGATGAACTAAAAGAATTACAACCAGACGATATCTTAAACTTACAAGAATTAATTAATGATAAGTTAGAAGAGATTGAAGATAGTATCGAAGACATTATCAAAATTGGTGATGGTGTTGACGCAGAAAGACGAGCTGCATTTGATACAGATATGTCACCGGATGAAATAAGAAAATATGGAATTAAAAACAGATTACCTAAAAATGTTGTGTACAAAATGTTAGAAAAATACCATTACTTGAAATTCTTTAAAAAGTGTAAAGCGATTTTAGATGACGGTGAAGTAACAGACGCAGAGGTTGATAGTCTGAAAGAGGCAAAAGGTAAGTCAGTTGCATTTACATGGGGTAGATTTAATCCACCTACAATTGGTCACGAAAAAGTAATTAATAAAGTCAAGTCACAACCTACAAATGATTACAAAATCTTTTTAAGTAGAAGTAATGACCCTAAAAAGAATCCACTATCTCCTAAAGATAAGTTATCTATTATGAAGAAGATGTTTCCTTCTCATGCAAGAAACATTGAAATCAACCAGACCAATATGATACTTGACATTGCTACAATGTTATACAAGAAAGGTTACTCAGATGTAACTATGGTTGCTGGTTCGGATAGAGTTAGAGAATTTGAAACCATGTTAACAAAGTATAATGGTGTATCATCAAGACATGGTATGTACAACTTTGATAATATTAAAGTGGTGTCTGCTGGTGAAAGGGATCCTGACGCAGACGGAGCTTCAGGTATGAGTGCTAGTAAAATGAGAGCTGCAGCTGCCAAAGGTGATATAAAAAGTTTTGAAAAAGGTTTACCAAGAGGTGCTGACGCAGACGGTATTATGAAACAAGTTAGAAAAGGTATGAACTTAACTGCTAGTTACATGTACATGAGAAATTTAAATCCAGTTGTTAGTTTAGAACAATTTGAACAACAACAGATTAGAGACCTCTATATCAGAGACCAAATTTTTAATATTGGTGACACAGTAGATTACATCAAAGAAGACCTACAAGGTAAAGTTGTAAGAAAAGGTACCAATTTTATTGTCGTAGAAGACACTAAAAATAATTTGCATAAAGCCTGGATATGGGATTGTATTCCTGTATCAACTACAAATAGAGAGGCTGAAATGAGAGAACATAACTTAAATGTTGATTATGGATTTGAAGCTGTATCTGAGATTAAAGAAGACATGGATGCTCAACCTCAGGACAAAGATGTGAAGAAGAAAGACGGTACACAGCCTAAAAAATACTATAAACAGTTATCAAAAGATGTAAAAAACAAAAGAGCTAATTACTTTAAGAACAAAGATACTACAAAGAACGATAACAAACCAGCACCAGGTGATAAGGATGCCAAGACTAAACCAAGTATTCATACTAAGAAATACAAACAAATGTATGGTGAAGTCTATGAAATAGGTACACCAGAGTACACAAAACACACGGTAGACATGACACCAGGTCAGGTAAACCCTATTAAAAAAGTAAAAGGTTTCTTAGATAGAGAACGAGAAAAGCCATCTGAAAAAGATATTAAAGAATGGGCAAGTACAGAGTCTACAATGAATAAATATAAGCAAAGATTTAAAGAACAATGGAAAGCCAAACTACAAGAAGTAGTGGCTAAAATGGTAGATAAACTATAATGAAAACTTTTAAAGAATTCGATAACATAGATGAAGCATGTGAAGAGTGTATATTCGAGCACGAACAAGAAGGTATTTACGAGGCTGAATACCAAGGTAAAACAGTAAAACTTAATGACCCCGTAAGAGGTGGTTCTAAGAAGTTTTATGTGTATGTTAAAAACGACCAAGGTAATGTTGTCAAAGTTTCATTTGGTGACACTACAGGTTTAAGTATCAAAAGAGATAATCCGGCTAGAAGAAAGTCATTTAGAGCTAGGCACAGATGTGATAATCCAGGTCCTAAATGGAAAGCAAGATACTGGTCATGTTATCAATGGAGAGCAGGAGCAAAGGTAGACAACTAATGAGTAGATATAGACAAACAATGGCCGAAGCTTATGCTCAGGTTCAAGTAAACGAAAACGATTATTTAAAATCAAAATTAAACGATACACAGATTGCAAATATTAAGCAACTGTGGATGAGAAAGACTGCTAGAGATGTAACGCCGTCTGTTAAAGATATGATTAAAAAGATGGACATACCAACACAGTTGGCCATCAAACATGCAAACATTAATCAATTATCAAAGTTAGTTGAAACACTAGACGAAAGTTTTAGTGACGCACAAGTAGCTGTACTTAAAAAACAATATGAACCTATGAGAGGTAAAACAATCTCTATTGATAATGCAAACAAATTAGGTCAGTTGTTTACAAAGTTTGATAGTAATAAAAATGCTTTAGAAAAATTATATGGTGGTAACATACCATTTGTATCTACAATGGCTATGACAAGATTGATGACCAAACATGGTTACAAAGCAGACCAATTAAATAAGATTAGAAAAGAAGAATTAGAAGAAGAACTATTTGCTGAAGGCGTAGGCCACATCTCAGGTTTTAGAGATGATAAAGAAAAAGCAAACATGATTTCTTTAGCAAAACAACATGGTCTAAAAGTTGACAGTAGTGGTCCTAAATTAAAACTATCTGGTAACATGAGAAAAATTTTAGACATGCAGTTAGCAGCTCAAGGTAACGGTTTGAAAGCTGAAGAGTTTAGAATGTCTTTAGAAGAAGGCAAAATGTCACAGATTGACCAAATGCAAAAAGATGGTAAGACAGCAGCTGAGATTGCTAAGTTAATGAAACTAGATGTTAACACCGTTAAGAGTATTCTTGGTGAAGAACAGATACATGAATTCAAAAAGATGACAGTATCTTTTAATTCACACGCTGATATGTCAAAGGCTTCAACTGATTTAGCAAAACAAGGTTTTACTATTACTGGTAATCAAAAGGCTTTAAAGATAGATGGTAACGGTGCAGACCTTAATAAGTATGCTACTGACCTTAAAAACTTTTATGGTGCAACAGTAAGAGCAGAGAATTATACAATAGATGAAAGCGCTGACGAAGATAGTTATGACCCTATTACAGAGGCATGTTGGGTAGGTTGGACGCAAAAAGGTATGAAGAAAAAAGGTGACCGAATGGTACCTAATTGTGTAAAAGAAGAAATTTCAGAAGCTAAAGAAGATGAATCAGAAAAACAACCATCAGTAAAAGAAAAGACAGATGACTCTGAAAAATTAAAAGGCGACTTACAAAAGAAAGACGCTGAGATTGCACAGTTAAAACAAAAATCAGAAACAGATAAAACAAAAGCTGTAGCAAAAGATACCAAGAAAATGGTAAATCCTGAAACAGGTGAACCATTACTACAAGTTGGTATTGCATACAAAATTATGAGAGATAAAGTG